AACATCAAAAACTATAGCACAAGGAATTTTACAAAATACCGATTGGACACAGATACCAAACAACGGATTAACTGCTGATTGCGTTACAGCTTTTAATACATATCGCACAGCCATCCGTACCATCCGTAGAACAAACCCATCTAATCCAACATGGCCCGATGCGCCTACTGAGGAGTGGTCATAATGGCACTAGGAAAGATAAAAGCAGATACCCTAGAACACAGCACCGCTGGCGCACTTGATACGCAGTACGTTGTGAATGGTAGCAGTAAGGCTTGGGTTAATTATTCAGGTTCAGGAACCACCTTTCGTGATAGCTTAAATATGTCTTCAGCAACAGATAACGGAACAGGGGACTATACACACGCTTTTACTTCCAGCATGGGTAATGTAAATTATGCTATAGGAACATACGCTGCAAGTTCACAAGAAGCCACAGATTTAGCTAATAGAATAACAGGCGGTTGTATAAAAGCAGCAGCTAGTCACCGTCAGAGATATGGATATATTAGTGCTACAAATGGTGCGATTACAACATATGATACTGTTGCCGCAGATATATTATTTAACGGAGACCTTGCATAATGGAAACACCATCATTCAAAGGCACACACCTATTCGACAGACTAAGTTGGGCAAAAGAAAACCTAGACGGTGTACAGTCAGACTATCGTGTAGTTTACGAAGACAGCATAGACGAATGTGCAAAGATACTTGTGCCTGACCCTAACTGGATGGCTTGTGCGCTGCAGGGCGGTATTATACCACCAGTATGGGTATACCATGAATTAGCTAGAGATGAGGCAATGCCTACTTTTACTAAGCATACTCGTGGATATTTACTACATGACACAGAGCCTATGCCAGCTATGACTGAAGAAGAGGCTATAGAATACCTAATTATGAAAGATTGCCCACAAAGTGTGTGGCGCAATTGGGATACAGGCAACAAACCAAAGATGGTTATATGCCGTAAAGAACAGCTTCCGGGTTCACGAGAGTGGCGCAACGCTTGGAAGATTACTGAAGAACTTAGCGTCACTGATTTAGCAGCCTAAAAGGAGAAACCTAATGGCACCAACAACATACATCGTAGACAAGGACGGGAATCAGATTGATGCTTCAACTGCAACTGTCCCTTCTGACCGTCACTTTCGTGGTGCATGGTCATTGGACGGCAAGGTTATATCAGAGGATATGACTGCAGCCAAAGTAATCTTCAAGGATAAAATTCGTGAAGTACGTAAGCCACTGCTTGAGGCAGAGGACGTAGTGTATATGAAAGCACTAGAAGCTGATGACGCATCTGCAAAGACAGCATCAGTAACTAAGAAGGGCAAGTTGCGTGATGCACCTGCAGCTTCTGCAATTGGTAGCGCAGACACAATTGCTAAACTCAAGGCAGCTTGGGATACAGATGTACTGGGTACAAGCCCTTACGCATAAGGAGATAGATGGTGGCGTTAACTAAGGTACAAGATGGTGGTCTTAATTTAACTGGCGCGGGTTTGCCAGCGGGGACTGTATTACAGGTTCTCTCAACAACAAGCAATGCAACTATAAATACAACTAGCACCAGTTTTGTATCATCAGGTGTTTCTCAAGCTATTACTCCATCATCAACTTCTAATAAAATCTTGTGTATTGTTTCTGTTCCATCATGGTATCTTGGCGGTAATGAGTCTTGGGTAACTATTTATCGTGGGAGTAGTGCGCTAAGTGGAACCGCTACCTATGGAATAATGCATCAGGCTGTTGGTTCATCATATGCTCCAGCCACAGGTCAGATTTTAGATAGTCCTAACACGACTAGCGCAACAACCTATACTGTTTACTTTAGAACGAGTAACGGTGATTCAACCTACATTTCGTATGTTAGTTACGGATACTTTACTCTTACACTTATGGAGATTGCGGGATGACTGATATTGGAACAGCTTTGCTTTCTTTAAGTCCTACTGCACAATGGACTGTTAGAGGAACCGAAATTGAATGGCACAGCAAAGATATTTCACAACCATCTGATGATGCTATAAACGCAAAAATAGATGAACTTAAAGCGGCAGAGCCAATGCGATTGCTGCGTCAGGAACGTGACCGATTGATTGCTACAACAGATTGGTGGGCATCAAGTGACCTTACTATGACATCTGCCCAGACAACATATCGCCAAGAATTGCGTGACATAACTAAATCTGCCACATCACTAGACGATGTGTCTTGGCCTACGAAACCATAAGGAAGAACAATGCCATACATAGGTAAATCCCCATCAGTAGGTTTTCGCAATCGCTTTGTATATCAAGCGACAGCAGGACAGACTAGCTTTAGTGGCAGCGATGCCGACAGTAAAGTGTTATCTTATCAGGATAGCCTGTACATGGACGTGTATCAGAATGGTGTCCTACTCAAACCCGGTACAGACTATACAGCCACGACAGGTACAACAGTTGTCTTGGTCACAGGGGCAAGCCTCAATGACGTAGTTGAGATGATTATCTACGATACATTCTCTGTAGCCAACTCGTACACTAAGGCAGAGGCTGACACACGCTACCCATTCTTAGGCAATGACAGCATCATTCGTACCAATGGGCAGACCATCAGTGCTGACATTACAATCAGTGCGACAACTAACGGTGTATCGGCTGGTCCTATCACACAGGACAATGCCACCGTCACTGTTAACGGATATTGGAGTATCGTATGACCAGTCAGTTAAATGTAGACACCATTGTAGATAAAGCTGGCTCTGGCGGTTCTAATGTCAAGATTGCTAATACATCTACTTATGTGTCAGATGGTGGTGCTAAGACACAGAATACTGTGCAGAGTTTGACGAAGGCTTGGTTAAAACATCATTCAGGTACTGCTGCTGTTTATGACAGTTTTAACCACTCAAGTTTATCAGATATTGGAACTGGTCGAAATCAATGTTTTTTAACAAACGCAATGTCAAGTGGAAACAATTCTTGCACTGGCTCTGATGAGGCTGGAATAACTTTAATTAGCAATCAAATTGGCATGGCAGCATCCACTTATAGTTCAGACCACATCTCTACGGGTGGTAGCTGGCAAGACGCAGGAAATTGTTCTACTCAAATGAATGGAGACCTCGCATAATGGCTTCTTTACTTAAAGTAGATACAATCACAGGTGTAACCACCGCTGGTTCCATTAGCGTTACTGGCGAGGGCAACTCAACCACGACTAATCTTCAACAGGGATTGGCGAAGGGTTGGTTAAATTATCAACAAAACACTCCTGCTGTTCGTGATTCTTTAAATATAAGTGGAGTAACAGACACGGCAACAGGTAGATACGCAGTGGCTTACACAAACAATATGAGCAACGCACTATATTGCACTAGTTGTAATTCAATTAATTATCATAACCATATAGAAAATGCGAGTGGTGCAAATAGTGAAGCCTCTATGACAACAGGTGATTGTGATTTTATGGGGCAAGACAGTAGCAACACTAATGCCGATTCTGCTTTGACTAGTATTTCTGTTCTAGGAGATTTAGCATAATGGCAAGCGAACTTAGAGTTAACACATTAAAGGATGCCAGCGGTAATAACAGCATTGCTACTAGCGTTGTGACAGATGGTAGCGCGAAGCTATGGTGTAACTGGGCTGGTTCAGCCACAGTAAATAATAGTTCTAATACAGCCTCTGTTACAGATAATGGCACTGGTAACTTTTCTATAAACACAACAAGTGCTTTTGCAAATGTAAATTATTGCAGAGCAGGGTTTGCTGTAAATACAGGAGGTACATCAGGAGTATTAATTGATTCAACAACTACAATAACACAAACAGATAGCACTACCGTTATTTCAATAGAAGTAAACTATTTGAATGACGGTGCTTATGATGGAAACAGAGATGAAGTTATTGTACACGGAGACCTAGCATGAGTAAAGCAGCAGAACTAGCCGCGCTGATTGGTGGGCAAAAGGCGTTAAGCAATAAAAATATTATAAAAAATGGGGCGATGGTTGTTGCACAAAGAGCGACCTCAGTAACAGGTGACACGGCTGGTGGAAGCGTTAAGACTGTTGATAGAATGAACCCAGAAATGAATGCGGCTGGAACTTGGACACAGAGCCAATCAACGGATGTGCCAAGCGGTCAAGGGTTTGTAAATTCATTTAAGTTGAATTGT